GTGCCTTGCATGGCCGATATGGCATTATGCTTTTCCAAATGCCAAGTGGATAATTGTAAGAAGGAAAACCGAAGATATTGTTAATTCCTGCATTCGTACAGGATTTATGAGAGCCTTTTATAATCCAGCCAATCAAAAAGCAGTAGGAGCTAAAACAGAAGAGCAAGGATGGAAATGGTGGGTGGAACAACATGAGAAAAGGTTTAATGAAATGATAAATGAAGGTTTGAATTGCAAAGTAGTTTGGCCAGATAAAATGGTTCATGGAGATTATGCTCAGTTGTATGAAACACTGAAGTGGTTAGGATTGGAATGGAAGAGCGAAGTATTGCATTTCATTGATCCATTGTTATTTCACAGTAGAAAAAAGAAATAAAAGAAATAGTTATGGTATATTTGGTAACAGGAAAACGAAACGCTGGCAAAACGCATTACGCTATAACTTTGGCGAGTGAATTACGAGCTGTTGGGAAGGATGTTATTTCCATTGACGGTGATGAGTATCGTGCAGTTATGAGCAACAAAGATTATTCTGATGAAGGTCGTTTGCGAAACTTAATTGGAGCAGCTGTCTTGGCACAAGGTTATGAAAAGCAGGGATACGTGGTTATTCTTTCTTTTGTAGCACCAAAACAAGAATGGCGTGAGGAGATGCAAGCGTATTGGAAGGAATCAAAAGTTATTTATTTACCAGGTGGTACATTATGGGAAAATACAACATATGAAAGCCCGGAAGAAGTAGTAAGGAAGAGATGGCGTAGAATTAAAGTTAAGAAATTAGCAATTCAAACTATCACTTATAGATTATTCATTGTAGCTTGTTATTTTGCCTTTTGTTTTATTATATTTGGTGATGGGGTAAGAGCTTTTGAATTTTCGATCAAATGGAGTGTGGTCAATCTTTGTTTGTATTATGGATTTCATTATTTATGGGCAAAAAGAAATAAATTAGGAAAGGAGTAAAAGATATGGGAAGAACTACAGCAGCAGAAGTTAGACTAATAATGGATAACTTAACAACGGATGTTATGAGTGATACGGATGTTGATTCATATATTCTTGGAGCAAATGCTTTAGTGACAAAGATATTAGGAACAGACACCACAATAGGTTCTGTATTATTGGAGGATATTGAACGCTGGTTTACAGCCCATATGATCGCTTGCACTAGGCATAGAACAACTACGGAGGAAAAGTTAGGAGATGCTGCGGTGAAATATACGGGAGTATTCAAAGAGCAATTATCTTCAACACCATACGGACAGATGGTATTACAATTAGATACCACAGGCAAAATGGGATTAATTGGTAAGAAAGCAGCAAGTACAAAAGCAGTAACAAGTTTTGAGTAATGGGAATGGAAAGTTTTATGAAACGAATATGTGAACAAACGGCTGTATATTGGGGAACACCTGTTAAGGATGGACAGGGTGGATTCACTTATGATGCTCCAGCAGAAATTGATTGTCGTTGGGAGAAGCGGACTGAAGTAGTGAGTTCGTTAGGAGGAGGCAGGAAAGGTACGGAGTTTGTGTCTAAAGCTCTTGTATGGGTTATGCAGGATGTTGATGAACAGGGTTATTTGTATTTGGGGGGCTTAGATGATTTGAGTAGTACATTGGAAGAAAATCCTGAGGAGGTTGATAAGGCATATAGAATAGAAAGGTTTGATAAAATTCCAGCCGTAAGACATGGAACTGAATTTATAAGAAAGGCATATTTGTAATGGCAGGAAAAGGACAATTACTAGGTATGAAAACAGTAATGGCTAATCTCAATAAAGAGATATTGAAGATTGAAGGGAGGAGTATGAAGGGTTTGATTGAATCGGCTATTATTATTCGTCGGGATATGGAAAAGACCCCACCTTTAGTTCCTATTGATACTGGTAATTTACGTGGTAGTTGGTTTACTGATCCTATAAAAGTCAAAGGAATGCCGGGTTTGTTAATTGGATTCAGTGCAAATTATGCAGTATTTGTACATGAGATGGTAGATAAGGGAGGAACGGTTACTAATTGGAATCGTCCAGGATCAGGACCAAAGTTTTTGGAACAAGCATTAACAAGAAATGAAAAATTAATATTACAAACAATAAGAGATAATGCGTATATAAAATGAATAGTCCATCGTATGACATAAAAGATGTATTGGTTGCTGCAGGGTTGGAATTAACCTATGGAACAAACTTGTTTATAGGTAGGGAACCACCAGAACCAAAGAGTTGTGTTACAATATTTGACACAGCAGGCAGACCTGCTCAACTAACCATAGCAGGAAAAGGAGAAGATTATTTTTATCCGTCCATCCAAATCAGAGTACGTAATACGGCGTATGATACAGGATGGGCTTTAATTCAGAATATAAGAACTTCGTTACATGGCCGGGCACAGGAGACATGGAACGGAACTTTATATAGCGCTATTTTTTGTTCAAGTGGTCCAGCTTTGTTGGATTGGGATGAAAATGACCGTGTGAGATTTATCATTAACTTCAATATTCAGAGGAGATGATAAGAATGTTTTATTTAAATAATGAAAAGGAGGTAAAATTATGAGCAACGAAGCAGTAGCAGGAGTAGGATCACAATTTCGGAGATGGAGCGATTCCGAATGGGTTGACATAGCTGAAATAAATAGCATTGGCGGACCGGATATGTCCAGAGATGTTATTGATGTGACTTCTCTCAGTTCAACAGGAGGATACCGTGAGTTTATCACAGGATTTCGTGATGGAGGCTCTGTAACGCTCTCGATGAATTTTTTGAGGTCTACATTTGTTATAATGAAGACCGATTTTGAGAGCAATACTTTGCAGAATTACGAAATAGTATTATCAGATGCTGGAACTACCACATTGGAGTTCGAGGGTTTGGTAACTGCTTGTCCATTAACTACGCCAGCAGATGACAAGATCACGGTGGAAGTTACTATTAAGATCAGCGGCCAGGTTACAGTGAATTCTGGTTCCGGGTCAGGCACTTGATAGTATTAGGTATGCTAATCATGCATTTTTATTATTAATTAATTAAAAAAAGGAGTTAATTATGCTAACCAGAGAAGAATTATTGAAAAAGGAAAAGTTAAAAATCGTCAAAGTGAAATTTGATGAGAAGAATTTTGTTTATGTTCGACAAATGACGGGAAGGGAAAGAGAGCAGTTTGAAGGACTTTTGGTAAAGAAAATATCAAAAGGTGGAAAGGTAGTGGACTACCAACAGTCAATGGAAGATTTTAGAGCTAAGTTGGCCGTCAATTGTTTATGTAACACAAAAGGGGTTAATTTAATGCAACCAGAAGACTATGCTACGTTGAGCCAAAACATGAGTGCTTCTAGGTTGACTAAAATAGCTGATGCAGCTGGTAAGTTGAATGGGATAACAGATGAGGATAAGGAGGAGTTAGTAAAAAACTCAGACAGCGTCCAGGACGACGCTTCCAATTCCGACTCTGTAAAGAATTAGGTTTTTCTCATCCTGATCGTTTGTTGGATGAATTAACAAGCGTTCAATTAAGTGAGTGGCAGGCATATGATAGGTTGGAACCGATTGGTGAAGAGCGAAGAGAATATAGTACAGCGTCTTTGAGTGCATTGATTGTAAATATTTCCCGTAAGATTTGGGGAGAAAAAGGTGCTGAAATGGTTTCATCAGATTTGTTCATGCCGGAGTGGGACGCAGATTGGGATGAAATGGATAAGGTTCCAGTAAAGAAACAAACGGTGGCACAAATGAAAGAAATTGCACTTGGAATTGTTGGAAGGCAGAATCGTAAGGTGGAAAGGGATGAAAAGATATCAAAACGAGGGCCTCCAAAGAAATTAAAGGGGAAAAATAAGAAATGAATTTAGGAGCATTAGTAGCAACATTAGGAGTTAATTCGGCAGGGCTTATTAAGGCTAAAAAAGATATGTTGGCATTTGAGAAGAAGACGGAAGCCTCTTTAACTCGAATTAATGCTAAATTAGCTACGACCGGAGCAGCGATGAAGAAGGTTGGAAAAGCTATGACTATGTATTTGACTGCTCCGATGGCTTTGGTTGGTGGGGCTGCTGCTAAAATGTATATGGGTTTTGAAGCTTCCATGTCCAAAATAGTTGGATTGGTTGGTGTTGCTCGAGAGCAAGTAGATCAGTGGAATAAAGATATTCTCCGTATTGCCCCACAGCTAGGAAAGGCTCCAAAGGAATTAGCTGATGCTATGTTCTTTATTACATCAGCTGGTATTAGAGGAGCTGAGGCAATGGATGTATTGAAGATGTCTGTTAAGGCGTCAGTGGCTGGTTTAGGAGAAACAAAGGTAGTAGCTGATTTGGTTACTTCTGCTATGAATGCTTATGGCAAGGAAACTCTAAATGCTCAGTTGGCAACTGACATACTTGCAGCATCGGTGAGGGAAGGGAAAGCAGAGGCAACGGATCTAGCCTCATCAATGGGTATGGTATTGCCTATTGCGTCAAATATGGGAGTGGCTTTTCATGAAGTTGGAGGGGCTGTTGCTGCAATGACTCGTACAGGAACAAGCGCTACTACAGCTTCAATGCAGTTAAGACAGATATTGGCTTCATTATTAAAACCTACCCAACAGGCAGAAGAAGCCCTTTGGGAGATGGGTACTTCTTCTGCAGCCTTACGAAAGACAATAAAGCAGGATGGATTGTTAGCTGCTTTGATGGAAATAAGAAAACTATCTAAACAGTACGGTGAAACTGTTATGAGTGATGTGTTTCCAAATATTAGAGCGTTGTCAGGTGTTTTAGATGTCATGGGAAATAATTTGGAAGATAACAAAAAGATAATGGCATCATTGGAGAAGGCATCCGGGTCAGGAGCAAAGGCATTTGCAGCAGCTGCCGGAACTTTTGAACATAAATGGGAGGTAGCTACTGCTACAGCGAAAACAGCTTTAACGGTATTTGGAAAAACCATAGCCGAAGAGTTAATGCCAATATTAATAGGATTCTCTGAAAGGATTCGGGAAGTAATAACGTGGTGGAATGGATTGAGTGATGCCCAAAAGGAAAACAAGATAAAAATAGCAGCATGGGTTATGGTGGCAGGGCCGATGTTAAAGATACTCGGATATTTGGTAGGTAGTGTTTTACCTAAGTTAATTATGATTGGTTTTAAAGCTGTAAAAATGTTTCATGCTTTGAAGTTAGCTGTGATGGCTAATCCTTTTATAGCCCTAGCAACAGTGTTAACAACAGCTATTGTACTGTTGGCTACTTTTATTAAAAAGTCAAAACGGACAGAAGAGTTATATAAAGGAATGGATCGTTGGACTATTAAAGCTACAAAAAGTATAATGGAACAAAAAGTTGCAGTAAATCAATTGTTCAGGGTTGCTCAGAATGAGAATGAAGAATTGGAGAAACGAGAAGCAGCTATAAAACGATTAAACCGTCTTAGTCCTGAGTATTTTGGTAATATCAGTATGGAAACGATTAATATCGAAGCAGCAACCACAGCCAAACAAAAGTATATAAAAGAATTGTTAAGGGAAGCAAAAGTCAAAGCAGCTCAGGAGGAGCTGGTAAGATTAGAGAAGAAAGCATTCAAAGCACTTGAACAAGGGGAAGCTGCAAGATTAACATTCTTTCAAAAAATGAAGGTAGCTGGAGTGAGTGCTTTTCTTGGAGTAGGGAAGGCAGCAATGGTAGGTGCAGAAATGTCAGTTAAGAACTATCAAGAAACTGAGGCACAAATTAAGAAAACAAGGAAGGAACTACAAACGTTTATTGACAGCCTTTTAACAGTAAAAGACTTATCAGAGAATCCTATTAATATTGGCATTAATGAGGGATTGATTGGAGGACGTCCAGCTCCACCTGAGAAGTTGGGTATTAAGAAGGATGCAACTAAGTTAGGAAATGGATATGCGGAAGGATTAACGTTGGCTACCAAATATGCAGATGATATAGTTGCTCTTGAAGAAAAAACAGCCTGGCGAATAAACGCAGTACAAGCCGAGATGTACAGGAATAAGATGACCAAAATAGAAGAACATTTACAGCTTGTTGGTAATATGTTATCTTCTATCGGTAATCTGTGGCGTGTACAAAAAGAAAAAGAACTTTCAATGGTTGGGGATAATGCCAAGAAGCGGGAACAAATAGAAAAAAAGTTTGCTCTCAGAGAAAAAGCAATCGCAATAGGATTGGCATTAATTAATACAGCTTTGGCTATTACAAAGGTGCT